GATGGAGCACCTCCAGTAGCTGAAAAAACCATAACATGCGACGACCTATTAATCAGTTCTGCGTTTGTTTATGAGCTAGATGAAACACTAGCACACTACGATCTAAGAGGAGAAATCTCCAAGAAGATTGGTTATGCTCTTGCAGAGAAGTATGACAGAAAGATCTTTAGATCAATCACCAAAGCAGCTAGACAAGCTAGCCCTATCACTAAGTCCAACTTCGTTGAGCCCGGTGGTACACAGATTCGTGTAGGTACAACTACAAACGCATCTGACGCTTACAGCTCTACAGCTCTAGTAAACGCTTTCTACGATGCAGCAGCTGCATTAGATGAGAAAGGTGTTTCTACAGACGGAAGAGTTGCTGTGTTGAACCCAAGACAATACTACGAACTAATACAAGCTGTTGGTTCTAACGGTCTTATCAACAGAGACGAGCAAGGTGACGCATTACAGTCAGGTAATGGCATCATCGAAATTGCTGGAATCAAGATCTTCAAGTCAATGAACATTCCGTTCTTTGGAAGATTCGGTACTAAGTATGGTACAGGTTCCTCAACAAACCCCGGAGTAACAGATCCCGGAAACACAGGAAGCTTCACAGAAGTTGAAATGGTTGACGAAACAGCTGGAACAGGAGCTGTTAAGACTGTTAACTCTTACGGTAATGGTACATCTGACTTCGAGAACTCATGCGGACTTATCTTCCAGAAGGAAGCCGCCGGTGTTGTTGAAGCAATCGGACCACAAGTACAGGTAACAAGCGGAGACATATCCGTGGTTTACCAAGGCGATGTCATTCTTGGACGCCTAGCAATGGGAGCAGACGCACTTAACCCTGCTGCATCCAGTTGAATTATTCGCTGGAACAGCAACTAAGCCTTCAGCTTTCTCATAAGTTTTTATTTTTTTTATACGGGAGCTTCGGCTCCCCTTTTTTTATGGCTTCCACAACTATTGAACTCGATACCGAACTATCCGCAGTGAACTCTATACTGGGGGCTATCGGACAAGCACCTTTGACAGCACTTACATTAAATGCAGATGGGGTGTTTGATAATCCAGAGGTATCATTTATTTATAACCTACTCCGTGATGCTAACGTAGACACGCAGGCAGAGGGGTGGCATTTTAACACAGAAAAACATGTAAAATATACACCTGATACTAATGGTAATATACTTATAGCAAATGATGTATTACAGCTAGATGTATCAGAAGGCTGGACTCATAGAATATATGATGTAGTCAGACGTAATGGTAAACTATATGATAAGATAGATCATACTTATGACTTCTCTACTCTAGACAGTATAGACCTTGACGTTGTATTATTAGTAACTTTTGAAAATTTACCTACACCTTTTAGACGTTATATTACATATAGAGCGTCAACAAAAGCAGCTACACAGTTGGTTGCAAACCCTAATCTTGTCAAATTATTACAAGGACAAGAAGCTTTAGCACGTGCTTCTATTATGGAGTACGAATGTAATCAGGGTAATCATAGTATGTTTGGATTCCCAGAAAATACAATACATACAACTTATCAACCTTGGAGAAACCTTAGACGATAATGGCAAGCGTAACACAAACCATTCCTAGTTTTACTGGGGGTATATCGGAACAGCCCGATCAATTAAAATTTCCGGGACAAGTCAAAAATGTTGTAAATGCAATACCTGACATTACACGTGGCTTATATAAAAGACCCGGTGCAAAAAGAATAAATTCTCAGCCTTTACCCAGTGTAGCTACAGGTGGTTCGTGGTTTCACTACCATCGAGATGAAGAAGAAGGATCTTACATAGGACAGGTAGCCGCCGATGGTACACTAAGAATGTGGAAAGCTGACGGCGACAACGCTGGAGCTGCACAGAATATAGTATATGGTACTGGCGGTGAAACAGCAATTAAAAATTATTTAACAACAAGTAATGCAGAGAACATCCAATTCCTTACTATCAACGACACTACCTTTGTTAGTAGTCGTGATAGTTCTAACGCTAATACGCTGGTAGGTAGTACAGGCACAACTACTGCTAATCCTGATGCACACTTTGCATTTATTGAAGTAACACGTACAGAAAATGGTAGACAGTATGGACTTAACCTATATAACAATAATTCTACTACCAGTTTTACAAGAGCTACACGTATCAAAATAGCATCTGATACACTTGACGAAAGCGAGGGTACAGGTCAATGTAGAGGAATTGGTATACAAACATTTAGTGTAGATAGTGGTTCTAAAAAGAATCTTATATTTAAACTTGATATACGTGGACAACAAGGTAGTATCGGTGGTGAAGGTAACGATCCAGAGGACTTTGCATGTGCATATAATAGAAGTATAATATTATTGCATGGTGGAGAAGGTTGGACTACAGGTGATACAATAACAGTTACTATGGATTCTGCAAAGGGTCGAACTGTAAACGGGTCAGCTGGTGGTAATAATGGCAGATCTAATAAAGGTGATGCGTCTGCTACATATACCATAGAAGTGACTGAACATGAAACAGTTACAGTAAAAGCTAACCTAAAATTGGTGCGTCCAGAACCTACACCATTTGATGCTGACACAGCTGTGAGTGCTGACCAAGTATTAGGTGGTATTATATCAGAATTACCTACTGGTATTACTGGTACTATTATTGGTAATGGCATATACATGTCTAGCTCTAGCTCATTTAATGTGGAGATAGTAGAAGATGACTTGATGCGAAGTATGGGTACGTCAGTTAATGATGTTACTTTACTACCTAAACAATGTAAACATGGTTATATAGTTAAAATAGCTAATGCTAGAATATCAGAAGAAGACGATTACTACCTACGATTTGAGGGTTTAAACGATCAGGATGGTACAGGTTCATGGAGTGAATGTGCAAAGCCAAGTATAGCTAAGAGTTTTACTAACATGCCGCTAGTGATCCAGAGAACAGCTCTAGCTAATCAAGGTACAGCAAACGAAATAGCTACATTTACTATCAAGCAGTTTACATATGCTGACAGAGCAGTAGGTGATGATACTACTAATCCATTTCCGTCGTTTAAAGATAAGCGTGTTAATAAAGTATTATTTTTTCGTAACAGATTAGCATTTTTAGCGGGAGAAAACGTAATATTATCTAGACCGGGAACTCTTGGTGAGCCTGACTTTTTTGCAGAAACAGCATTAACAGTTAGTGCAAATGATCCTATTGATATATCATGCTCATCTACATTTCCATCAGAATTGTTTGATGGTATAGATATTAACTCAGGTCTTGTAGTATTTAGTACAAACCAACAGTTTTTGTTATCATCTGATGATACAGTACTAAACCCTGATACTGCTAAATTACGTAGTATAGCTACATTTAATTATAACAAAGATATATCACCTGTGTCTCTAGGCACTACTGTTGCTTACCTTGATGACTCTGGTAAATTTAGTCGGTTTAATGAAATGGCTAACATTGCGAGAGAAGGAGAGCCAAACGTAGTAAATCAAAGTCAGGTAGTTCCTACACTGCTTCCTAAAGATATAGATTTATTTACAAACTCACGTGAAAACAACTTAGTTATAATGGGTAAAACTAACTCTGATACAGTACAGGGTTTTAGATACCTTAATGTAGGTGACAAGCGTGAACAGTCAGCATGGTTTAAATGGAAATTTAACAATCCATTACTTTACCATTTTATTATAAATGACGAGTACTATTTTTTAGATACTGACCATTTTTTACAAAGTATAAGACTTGTACAACAAGAGAGCGATCCAAGTATTACTCAAGATAATGTAGATTTTTTATTACATTTAGATAATTATACAACTGATACAGGCAGCAGCAGCTACAGTGCATCTACGAAACTAACTACATTTACTGGTGTTAGTTGGCTACCTTTAGTTACATCACCTAACTATGACTTAGTTGTAATAGATACTAATACAGCATCTGCACGTGTAGGTAGATATGGTAAGCCTACATTAACTAGCACAACTAGCTTTACACTACCGGGAGACTGGTCTGGTGTAACACTAACAATAGGATACTTATACGAATATCTTGTAGCATTTCCTACACTCTACTTAGCACGTGCACAAGGGCAGTCTAGCAGATCTGATGTTAACTCATCCCTCGTAGTACATAGAATTAAATTACACTTCGGTAAGATAGGTTTATATGAAACAACTCTTGAACGTGTTGGTAAATCTGACTACACAGAAGTATACGAATCTACAGAGCTAGACGAATACGATGTGTCCGATGCACCCTACCTAGAAGAGTTTATAAAAACTGTAGCAGTATATGAAAAAAATACTAACGTAGATATTACACTTAAATCACGTCACCCTGCACCATCCACGCTACGAGCTATGTCATGGGAGGGAGACTACTCACCCAAATATTACAGACGTGTCTAAATTAGATCAATACGTACACCCAATTACAGAGGAGGCTGCCGCAGAGGTGGCCTCTAACCTACGCCCAGATGACCTCAGAGAGGTCGTAGAAGGTCATGGACTAGATCCTATGGCCGAGCTACTACGAGTGGCTAGGATTGGCTCTGCTGTGTATTTCACAGTACCAGACGGCAAGACTGCCGGACTAGCAGGAGTCGGGGAAGGAGGTGAAATATGGATGCTATGCACTCCAGCTATTCACAACTTTCCAATTACATTTGCAAGAGAAGCTAAACGGTGGGTCGATAGCCGTACTGAGCCTTTATTGTGGAACATAGTAGACTGTAGAAATACAGTACACTTAAAACTACTCAAATTTTTAGGTTTCAAGTTTTTACGTAAGTTTAAACATGGACCAAACAATTTATACTTTATAGAATTTTGCCGTGTGTGCACCAGATCCTAACGCCGGAAGAAGAGAGGCCGCTAGACAAGAAAACAAAAAGCGGATAAGTAAATACTACTCTGACGGTATCAAACAATGGAATAAAGAAGTCGATTTTAAGGATAACATTAATACCATCCTTGGGCTTGGAGCGTCTCGCTCTAGATCTGACTTCGATGCTTTCGCTCTTAGTGAGCAAGGTAAAGGTCTGCTAGATAAAGAAAATGCAGCCAAAAAATACTTTCAACAGGCTGCTGTTAATGAAGGTGGTAGATCCAGAAACTTTAAAGGTTCACAAAAATCTGCTTACTTTGCTAAACTAGCTGAAGTTGATAGAAAACAGTACGCTCTAGCTACCGTAGGCGAAGCTAAAGCTGAAACTAAAATACAAAGAGGTCTACAGGAACAACTCAGAACTAATCGTACTAATCTTGGATTTGATCCACAGTTTGGTCCTCCAACTATGTTACCACCAAAAGACAGAGCTGGTCAGTTTATGAATACTGTAAGTTTTGGTATGAGCGTTATCTCTCCATTTATAGGAAGTGACGTTAGAATCAAAGATAACATTAAAAAAATAGGTACATCTATTGAAGGTTACAATATCTACAAATTTAGATATAATAATTCTACTCAAGAATATATAGGAGTTATGGCTCAAGAAGTACAACGTAAAAAACCAGAAGCTGTAGCTAAACTAGACGATGATACCTACATGGTTGACTACAGCCAAATAGATGTCGAGTTTAGGGAGGTTGCTTAATGGCTCAGATGGAACAGTTCAACTTTGATACATCAGCAACTAACTATGCAGAAGTAAGTTATGATGGATCTAAAGTTGCTAACCAAGCACTTGCAGAAACAGACAAGATTTATGCAGCTCACTACGAGCGTATGAAAGCGGATGCCATAGCAGATGCTGAAACCAGATCTCGTAACTACCAGAAGTTTGGTAAGTTACTTGGACAAGCTGGTGAGTTTAAAAAAAAGTTAGACGCATGGAATGATAGTAAATCATTAGAAAAAGATTTAACAGAAGGTACAGCCGCAAAAGGTGGTGAAGAAGTACAGACAGGTAAAACTCCAGTTGATAATATAGAAAAAGAACAGGAAGATGCGTTAAAAAAAGAAGAAAACGCAGTTGCAGTAGAAGGTGAACAGATAGCAGCAGAAGAGGTTGCAAAAAACAATGCAGCTCCTGATAATAAAGATCAGGCTGTTTCTACATACGATACATTAAAAGTCAAAAATATAGAGACTTATAATGAAAACTCTGCTTCATCTGCTAGAAAGCACCTTAATACAGCTAGTACATTTGTAGCTAAAAATCTCAATGCACCTGTAGGTAACGCTATGGTTCCGGGTGCAAATGGTAGAAGTTATAACCAACTACTAGAAGCTGGGGAGGATGCTTTAGCAGAACAAGCTTTATTCTTTTGGGGTCGTAGTGCATTAGTACAAAGTGGTGCACTAACTACTTTAAAAGGTAGACATAAAAGAAAACTATTACAAGATCTACGTAAAAATATAGATGGTATAACAACCAAATCTATGAACCGTAGAATTGAAGAAGAGTTAAAACTAGGTGAAGTAAAAGAGATTCTTAACTTATCTAATATGCTAGTCAATAATCCAGAAGGTATATCTGAGTATGTATTTGGTACTCCTGATGACCCTAACTCTGGCTTGTTAACCAAGATGGCAGCCGGTGCACCCGGCGGACCTGACACTGCATATGGTATGGCTAAACTAGGAGATAGATTAGAAAAAGCTTTTGACCAAAACCTTATAGGAATGGAAGAGCTACAGTTGCTTCGAGACACACTATTTGTACAGAAGGGTACTAAGGGTAAAACAACTACTATTGCAGGCTTAAATACAGCAGCTGGTAACTTACTTGATAAAAAACTTGGTGGTCTTATAATGAAAGCTCAGAAACAAGAGCTAGATAAGATTACTAACGAAAGAAAAATCAATGCTGAAAGCGGTATGGATGCTATTATCGAAGGTTATAAAACTCAAAATGCAGATGGTAGACCTGTAACACTCGAACAGAAAGAAAAAGACATAGCTAAACTTGCTAAAGATTTAGGATTATCTACAGGAGATCCTTTACTTAAAAGACTGAATGACTACTATGTCCCCGGTGACTACGATGATGAAGAAGAAGCAAGATGGCTACTGGCAGACATCCGAAAAGACGGTAAAATAGATGGTGGTGATTTAGAAGGCAGATTAGCTGCTATAGAAAGTGGTGACATTCGTAAAGAAACTAGAAAAAAAGCTAAAGATTTACTGGCTGGATTTACACCATCTGATGACCATGAAAAAGATGCAGCTAAATTTTTTAATGCTCTTGCAAATAGAGATGGCGATGCAGTTTTAGATCCTGATAAAGCAAGTGTAGTTACTTTAGGTATTGTAGCTAACATGGAAATAGATTATCAAGAGTTATATGCAGAAGGATTTGCTGTATCAAACAATGCTACTAAAGCACATAACTATGCCTTAAGAAAAATTAAAGCTAACCACGAACTTGAAGCGAATTTTATAGAAGGGTTAAATAGTGAAACTCAGAAGAGAGAAAAAATGAGTAAATATAAAGTTGAAGATATGGGTGTCGTAGAAGATGACATAGAAAACGATATGTTATTTGAAAGAACTATAAACATGTTAAATAGAGATCAAGAAGGTACACTTAACAGTTCTGGATTTTTAATGGGTGAAGCAAAAGCCTTACCTATAGCTATTAGAGCACTAAAAAACAACACTGGTGTTATACCTGAGTACTATCTTAACTTATCTAGAAAGACTGGAATACATCCATTAAAGTTAATGAAGATGAGAATGGAAGCTATGGACATAGATCCGAAAGAAGCTGATCCAAACAACGTATACTTCGTTGATTTTCCTGACGATGATCTAAGTGAAAATGATAAGAAAAGATTAAACACATTTCCTACTCCATCAAATGTAGTACAAATAATGAGTCAAGATATTTATTCTCCAGAAGCAAAGAATAATATATTTTATAAACAAATGGCTCGTCAAGGAGCAGACTATGATTCATTCTTAGATACAACTGGTAGGAATTATTCTAATAGTATAAATATTACTGAAACAAGCATGAGCGATATTGGAGACCTATTTAATACAAAGAAAAATAGAAGTGGTATCCAATTCGGACCAAAGGTAAAAGTAGGTATATACGACTGGAATAAAAAAACTTATGAGGCAGCACTTGCAAGAAGCGGTATAGATCCTTCGGAACCTTTTACCAAAGAAAATCAAGATGCTTTACTTAGAGCACATCAAGCTAATATATTATATGAAGATAACTTACTTACAAGTTTAGATGCCTTTGGAGAAGGTACTGAGCTATCAAGTTTTGAACCCGTGCAAGTAGACTTTGACTCTGCGTCTGCTTTTTCTGAAGAGTTTGGTACTGAACCATTTATGCAGCCAAACACTTTGTCAACTGGTTTATTTAATACGTACTTTTTACTAGAACAATAAAATGTCGGAAATTTATGATGAAGAAAACCGAGAGAAAGACGCCTTCGATCAGGCGTCCGAAGCGGTACTAGGTACGTCGGATTCAGAGAATGAACTTGCAGAACAAAACAAAGCTGAAGCAGCACAAGTAGATCAAGAACAAGCAGAAATTGATGACCCACGTGAATCAGAAAACTGGGGATTTAAAGGAGTTGTTAGAGAGCTACAATCTGCTGTAACTGGTGGTGTTCAAGATTCTCTATCCTCCGTAGCTACTTTTGCCGAAAGAACAACAGATGCTCTTTCTGGCGAAATGCAAAGAGAACGAAAAGAAAATGGTTATTATAAACCACAGTGGGATCCTTTTCAATCTTACAGTAACCCTATTATAACTAAAACATGGTGGGGTAAACTAGCACGAGGCACAGTACATTTTGGTACAATGGCAGCTGGTACAGTACTAGCAGCTAAAGGTGCAGCCGCAGCCGGTATAGGTTTAGGTATAGGTGCTGGTGCAAAAGCATTACTAGGAGCTAACAGTCTTGTACGTGCAGCTGGTATAGGTGCTATATCTGACTTAGTATCTCAGGAGTCTGATGCAGAAAACGCATTAGGTTCGCTAAGAGATCATTATGGTTGGATGGATACACCTTTATCAACAAAAGAATATGACCATCCTGTTATGATGAAAATGAAAAACATCGTAGAGGGTATGGGAATAGGACTTATCTTTGATGGAGCTGCTATGGCTTTAGGTAAAGGTGGTAAAAAAGTAAAAGAGTTTACTAGGCAAAGAGCTAAAAGTGTTGACGCTGAAACTCTAGCTAAAGGTTTACAAGAATTACGAGAAGGTGAGACTGGCTTTCGTGCAGCAAAAAACAAACCACAAGCTGGTACACATCAGGGTGCTACACTATCCCAAGATGATCCATATATTGTCTGGGAAAGAAACAAAAGAGTTAATAATGAATGGGGAGCCGAAGAAGGTGCAGCCGGAAATGTTATCACACCTGTACAGAGAGAACGTGGTGCAAATTACT